ACAGGTGGAAGACCAGCACGACGTTCATTCTCTATCGCATTCCATCGGGCATATTGTTCCTGTCGCCCTCCAAACATTTCTGGAAGTGAGCGTGAAAAAAAACGACGCATACAACCTAAACCCTGGACTCTTTAAATTCATAAGGAATGTTTCGAGTAGCCAAATCTACACGTAAGACTCGTCGCGCTGTAAGCCCTATTCATCCAGCGAATCCCATTATTGATATGCCTCCATCAGGTGGTGTTGAGGCAGCGCTGGAAACTCAACAACCATCACAAATGCAGCAGCAACAACAGCAACAACAGCAACAATCAATTGAACCGGCATTGAATTCAAGTTTAAATAGTATTCTCGCTGCTGAATCTGCGGCAAATACGACTACAAAACCTTGGTTGCGATTGGAGCGTGGAATACGACTCCAAAAGTTCCGTTCTTACGCAAATCTCTATCCTGGATTGTCTGAGGAAGAGAAGGAGCATTTATACAAAATTCTTGTGAAGGCGAACGATGCTAAATTGCTGAATACAAAACAGCAAATTACATACGACAATGGAGTTATTCAGTCGGTAAAAGGACTGAAAGTGATTCGTAATGGAGACTTATCTTCACCGGCAACGTTTAAGATTGAGATTCCAAGAGCCACAAAGAGAAACACTGAAACAGAATAAACAAGTCTAAACAGGTCTAAACATTTAGGATTATTTTAATGTAAAATGCCTGCTGAATTAAGTCCATTAGTTATAGGTGTGAGTTTAGTGTTTGTGTTTGCAGGATATGTTTTTTACAAGTCTTTACCTTTATTGGATGGGTCTATAGAGCAACGTATAAAAATAATTGAGCAACGAGTGAGCCATATTGAAGATGTTGTGTTTAATGATGAGGAGGAGGAGGAATTGGAAGAGGAGGATACAGATGAAGCAGTCTTAGAAGTGACTGTTGTAGGGGAAGAAAACGAAATGGAGGAATGGGAACAGCAGGAGCAGGAGCAAGAGCAGGAGCAGGAGCAAGAGCAGGAGCAAGAGCAGGAGCAGGAGCAGGAGCAGGAGCAGGAGCAAGAGCAACAAGGAAATATATTTCATAGTGAATCGGAAACCGAAAACAAACAGGTAATCTCACCCAATATACCCACTGGACCCACTCGTTCCCGCCGTATTCCAGAAGATATGCGCAATACATTTGAGAATAATCAAATTATACGCCATTTGTATAATAACAATATTTGGGATGCCCATTATGCCTTTGATAAAAATAAAATAATTCATCAAGAGAACGAATATCCGTCCTTATCCACATTTGCGAAAGCGCACGTAAAGAGCATTCAACCTGAATTAAATTACTCTATAGATGGTTGGAAGACATGTTTAGCAAAACACAACAACGAATGGATTCCAGCAAATCAATTGTTTGAAATAAAGAAAAAGTGAGTATCTCACGGTCGTTAGTAATGTAAATAAAATGTCTACAATACTAACACAAGAAGAAGAATATGTTCAGCCATCTTTAGAGATGGTGTATTCGGCGTGTGTGGAGTGGATGGACGACCTTATCCAGTCGCATCCATGGACAATTCAGGATGAGTACGATGCGTCGCAATACTTTGACCAAATAGTCAAAGAGGCAATTCGTCTTTTCCTGGAATACGGATTTCGCACAGCCCGTGCGAGAAATGACGCAATGATTATTTTGCGCGCCCTGTTTTATGAGCATTACAAGTTTCAGAAACAGTTTCATCAACTAGCACTAGAACCAGACCCGCGTACAGAGCAACGACTCTTATCAGCGCCACAAACACCACAGAAATCGGCAGAATGGTTGGCGGAATCGTACGATATGTTATCAGGTCATGAATTTGGTTCAATTCTTGTAGGAAGTAGAGCAGAGCGCGAAGCAGTCATCGCAAAGAAATGTAATCCACCGCAAGCACTCACCGATTCAAAGATTGTATTTGTGACTCCACAAGACGGTGCGTTAAATCCGTTCCAATGGGGATGGCGGTTTGAGCCCGTTGCTAGAGAAATTTACGAGAAACATTTTGCGAAAGGAACCGTTATTGATACACTGGGTCGTGTAAAACATCCGCATCTTCCGCGACTCGGCGCAAGTCCTGATGGCTTGATAACAAGCGGGTCCCGATGTGGAAGGCTCGTAGAACTGAAATGTCCTTCAAGCAGACAATTGGATGGAAAGATACCGATACGGTACTATGCGCAGATGCAACTTCAAGCAGAAGTGTGCGATGTTCCCGCCGTAGAATATTTTGAATGCGCGTTTGGAATCTCAGAAGAGCCAGAAATTGAGAAGGGAAAACTACCGTATATTGGGAAGTTGCTAGTAATCGGCGACGGTAATGGAATTCCCACAGAATACAAGTACAGCCCTCTATTTCCTACAAATAAGAAGGGTGCTGAAGATGCCGCAAATTGGTCCTGTGAGGGCGAGATTTTGGAGCAACAATACTGGTATGTTCGCGATTACGCAACGCAGACGGTGCTCCGCAATAAACGGTGGTGGACCGATCTAGGAAAGCCCGCGTACGAGGCGTTCTGGTACGATGTGGAGGAGGCGCGCGCGGATGGTCGCTATAAATACAAAGCGGTTCCGCTATTTATTGATGACGCAACGACCGCGGAATCGGTGGCCAGCGACCGTGAACCTCTCGATACCGAAGTTGAAGGGGATTTGAATACCAACGACGAAGACGAAGCCATTGACGAATACGACGCTGAAGACGAACAAGACGAGGCGTGAGATTCACATATTTATCTGCGCTTACGTAAAGCGCAATTTCGCACTCATGGAAATAAGGGATATAAAATATACTTATTCCAGGAGCAAATACAGTGTAATAGCGAGGATTTCGGCTCCACCGAATAAGGAAATAGAGTACCATACTGTTTTTCAGCGTAGAGACTTTTAGCCCTTGGGTTTTTTCAGCGAATAAACTTTAGCCCATGGGTTTATTGCGGGCGACATAATGTTGATTTAGGGAAATCGGTTCCGCAAGAAGGTTTGTTTCCAACGCCGTCAAAGGGTGTGTAGAACGTTCCCACGAATTCATGATTCGGCGCCGAGCAACTATCGGGATGGGTACGCTTGTAATTATTGGTGCGTTGTAAGTAGTTCCGGGTCGGTTTGAGCGCCTCACCGATATCAGTACGGTAGCAGCGTTCGCTAGTCATTTCGCCCCAGTTTGCGAGCGCATCGCGCTTTTTCATCGCAGGGAGCGCCGCCGATTCCACCAGTTTCTCAGTGAGCTGATTGTAGGCAGGTCCAGGGCTCCAGTGAATCTCTTCATCGTAACCACCAGGTGTTGTTTTGGGTACAAAATAATCGGCAGGGACATCCATAAAGGCTTCCCAACGAAACTTGTTCTTCTCATACATGGAATAGGCGAGTACAACAGCCATTATGAATAAAATGGCCCACGTGATTGCTAAAATCATCTTCCTACCATAGACTATTAAATTCCGCCGGTGGCATGAATTATGTGTGAAAAAATGAAACGCAGGCACGTTCTTTTCTTCAGACATAAAACACAAGAATGGAACAGAATATGCAAGTTATTAAGCGTGATGGTCGTCGTGAGGATGTTGCGTTTGAGAAGGTTCAGGACCGTATTACGAAGGCAGCGGAGGGTCTTTCTGTGAATCCTACAAAGGTTGCGCAGGGTGTGCTCTCTCGTATTGTAGATGGTATCACTACAACCGAGCTGGACAATATTACGGCGAACCTCGCGTACTCCTGGTCCACTACCCATCCCGATTACGCCGCCCTCGCGGCACGGGTTGCGCTCAGCAATCACCAAAAGAACACGCCGACACGGTTCGTGGACGTTGTGAACCGTCTGGCGGCCGTAAGAGACAAGTCAGGCAACCCTGCGTCCCTCCTGGATGATGCTTTCGTTGCGGCGGTGAACACACATGCCGACGTGATTGAGTCGCATATTGATTATAGCCGCGACTTTCTCTTGGATTACTTTGGGTTCAAGACGTTGGAGAAGGCGTATTTGCTGCGCGATACGAATCGTGTAATCGTGGAGCGTCCCCAGCATTTGTGGATGCGCGTTGCGCTTGGTCTGTGGATGAACGACCTACCGAAGGCGTTTGAGACGTACGACCTCCTGAGTCAGAAGTATTACACTCATGCTACACCGACGCTGTTTAATGCGGCCACGAAGCGCCCACAGCTCTCCAGTTGCTTCCTCTTGGCGATGAACGACGATTCCATTCGCGGTATTTACAAGACGCTGGAGGATTGCGCTTTGATTAGTCAGTACGGTGGAGGGATTGGAATTCATTCTAGCAATATTCGCGCCAAGGGTTCTCTCATTAAGGGAACGGGCGGTATCTCGAATGGTCTTGTTCCCATGTTGCGCGTCTTTAATGCGACAGCGCGGTACGTGGACCAATGCTTTGCTGCCGATACACGTGTTGTATTGTGGAATGGGTCTGATTACTTTACAAAACGAATTGCGGATATTGTGCCTGGAGATAAAGTTCTTACCAGTGGTGGAACTGAAATAGTAGAAGAAGGTGTTGGAAAAACATACATTCCCAACAAGGATTCGTTCTGTGTTCCAAACAGCGTAGAGAGACTTGTGAAACACACCTATTCAGGTCGGCTACTACACATCACGGTACGTCTTGGAACAGAATCTCCATCGTATACGATGGTTTCCGTTACACCAGAACACCCTTTCCTGGCTATTCATGGTGAAGGACAGCCAAAGCAACATTCTCAATATGATGATAATCATCTTGAAGAAAAACTTCGCGGTGGCGCAACACCCGATTACATTCCTGTGAAACACCTACAGATTGGAGATTGGCTTGTGCATCCTACAAATTATCTTGGCTTTAAGGGATGGGCTATGCGTGATGACTATCCGCATCGTGGAACACAATGCTTTGCTCAGATTATCGGTATGAGGGTGGAGGATGTGACAAATGTGGAACTTTATGACCTTGAGGTGGATGGAACACACGATTACACCCTTGCGGGTGTTGGAATTGCGCATAATGGAGGCGGCAAGCGCAACGGCTCCTTCGCCATCTATTTGGAACCGTGGCACGCCGATGTGGAGGACTTCTTAGAACTCAAGAAGAATACAGGTCTGGAGGAGGAGCGTGCCCGTGACCTCTTCTACGCCATGTGGGTCCCAGACCTCTTTATGGAACGCGTAGACACGAATGGTGATTGGACGCTTTTCTGTCCCAATGAAGCACCAGGGCTCGCTGATGCGGTCGGTGACCATTTCAAGGCACTCTATGAACGGTATGAACGCGAAGGGCGCGGCCGAAAGACCATCAAGGCTCAAAAGTTGTGGTTCACCATTCTAGACAGCCAGATTGAGACGGGCACGCCATATTTGTGCTTCAAGGATGCCGCAAACAAAAAGAGCAATCAACAGAATCTTGGAACGATTAAGAGTTCAAACCTTTGTGTAGCACCTGAAACATTTGTGCTAACAGACAAGGGTGAATATCCTATTAAGAGTATAGTAAACCAAACGGTGAATGTTTGGAATGGCGATGCTTGGTCAGAAGTTAAGGTGATTAAAACAGGAGCAAATCAATCATTGCTTTCAATTCAGGTGAAGGACTACAAATACCATAGTACATGTGCGCCCGGTACA